AAACGGTCGAACGCCAACCTCGCGTTGTAATTGTGTTTGTGGTTGTTCTCTTATCCCGTTGAGATACCAGCAGGTATACATTTTTTGTGAATTTGTTAGTTTCTCTTCGTTTAATGGGAATAATCCCAGTCCACCAGCCTCTGTCGGCATATATTCTGATTTGTATTTTCGCCATATGCGAAATGCCTTTGATTTTCCAAATTGAGGGAAGAATCTTATATATTGTTTGACAAGGTTTTCGTCAATCTCTTTTCCGGTACCTTCGGTTATGAATTTTTTCAAACCTTCACATTCTTCACTTGGTGTTAAACCTTTTGATATAGTGTGTTTGAGATTGAAAAACTTTATTTTTCCGTTGTTATTAAATGGTCGACTATTAATAGTGAAATGATGTTTGTCAACCAAACTCTTTCCTTTTGATGGTATAAATCCAGCCTCCCGTGTATACTTCATCCATAGTTGTATGAATGGTAATGTTGCACTAAATAAGATATCATCACCATTTATCAATGGTTTTGATGACGAGTTTGGCAACATATCCTGTACTACATTAAAGATTAATTTATTTATGACACATAGTATGGGAAATGATAGTATGTTACCCATTAATTGTCCATTTGTACAAACGAAATCGTCTATAAGACTATTTTCAAATTGTCTAATGAATAGTTCATGTCCTGGTATTTGACTGACAACGGTCGTAACGACCCGTCGTTTCAAATTATCGGTAGCAGCTTCGTAATCTCCAGAACAATAATAAAACTCAGGTTTTTTATTTGTGTCGAATAGTATATCACTCTTTTGTACGGCATTCCAAACTTCATTTGGATTCTTCGTCAAGATGAATTCAGGTGATTTCTTTTGAATATAGCGCAAAAGTGCTTCTTGTACAGGTTTATATAACAATTGTGTTTCGTGCATTTTGGTTATAGTTCTGATCTTTAATGGTTCATCTAATTGAACAGATGTACCATGAGGTTCGAACTGATCATAATCGTACTTAGCTGCAAGGTTATGTATACTGAGTTCTCTTAGTGTACGATAAGGTTTGAGTGTCGGTATATTATACTGATTTTGAATCTTTTTCATGACACTAGAAGCTCCGAAACAAGCTTTGGTTGATACATGCATACGGGGGTTGGGGACAATAAAGTCCTTAAAATAATGTTTAGCTTTGTTGGCAATGTTTTCAAGAAATTGATACTCGACAATTTGATCTTGCGTCAATCTTTGGCGAAATGAAAGATAATCTTGTTCTTTTACTACTTTAGGTAGAGGAGCATTAATACCTCTTTTTGCTTGCCAGAATTGAAATGCATATTTAAATTTTAGTAGTCTTCTTTTCATATAAGTCTTATTCTTATTATTAAAGAACCAAAGATTTTCATTGAAACCTTCAGGAGGCTCTAGAGTATCTAAGCTAAACTTTGCTATAAATCTCGATGTATGGTACTTGTAATGTTTTACAATATTATGAGGGCCTAATGCCTTGAGATTAGCTATTATGTGAGACGGAAAATGTAGATTCTTTCCTCCTATTAA